GCGGGGTTCGTGATCCCAAGAACGCGCAATGCGTCTGCAGGGTACAAATACATGTACGTCCACAGCCCCGGAACTGTGCCAGACAAAGCGGCAGGGCTAATGTATTTTTTAGCAAAGTTCCATGGGTGAGAGCGCAATAACTTGTCTCTGACATGCTCAAACATCAGGTTGACTTGTTCAGCTTCTGTACTGGCCTCGTTCAGCGCAGAAATGTCAAATCTGTCCCCAACGTGCGCCAACGCCATACGCGCAATTTGAATGTCAGATGCCATACGCTACTCCAGTTCTAGTTCTTCTGGTTCGTTTAACTCATCCACCAGCTTTTTGGCTTCAGCTTTCTTTAGATTATCTCCTACCAGATCGCCCATATTGAAAACGTCATAACGCCCGTGACCCTTGTGGATCATTGTAGCCATGGTTTCCGGGTCGGGTTCTGGTGCGCTTTCAGCAACGCCCTCAATAATAATAGCGTCAGACGGCAACATACCAGCGTCTAGGTAGGTGTCAGGCAGTTCATGCGTGGCATCAGGCAGGTACAAAACCCCGTTGGCTGCAAAGAACCCCTGTTTAAATTTTACTTTCATCTCTCACTCCCGCAAAAAAGGGTGGGGTGAAGGTGAGCAGTAACCTTCACCCCTAGTTTACTAGTTAGTCGCGTCAGGATACGCGGTCCAACCAGCTGGGTCATACGTCAGGAAAGCATCCATAGCGCCAGCGGTTAGTGCCGCTGTAGCTGTGGTGATCTGAACGCCTACATACTGTTCGTAGGCCTTACCCATTGGGATAGGCATTACAAACCGCTTGCCAGCAACTAAATCAGCCTTGGCCACGGGGCCAGTAGACATGTGTTTAGTCTCAGTTCCATCAGTTGCGATTGCCGCCACGCTATCAGAAACGAGGTGAAAATCTACAGTGGCAGAGCCACCGCTGGTGACCGCCGTGGTCATCTGAATAATCAGATATAACGGCTGGCCCATACCAATATTGCGTTCACTGTCAATGTTGATCACATCACCCTGCAAACTTGTGCCAGTGCCTGTAGTCAGCGTTGTAGCATCGCAAAACTCTAGTCTTTCATCAATAATCATCTGGTTGCTCCTTTCGATTAGCTGATGGTTGCTTCGTTGACTTTAAGAGCATCAACCCGACGAATTGGGTAGCCGCCCCATGAAGTCTGCATTGTGCCGCCCACATTATCCATGGTCAGTGTAGAAGAACTGACAGCGGATGATGTCTGACGTTGCAGCATGGATAGAATAGAGCGGTCCATGTACCATACACACCGTCCCATAGACGCAGGTAACTGCGTTACGGCTTGGTGCATCAGGTCGTTTAGGATCGCCCCGGACGCTGCGTTGTAGGTCAATGCAGAACGGTCAATGTTTGCGATACGCACAACATAACGCCAATCGCGGACAGACAAGCCCACATCCCAGCGATAGTGTGAACGATACGCTTGCATACGCCCGTTGTTACCATCAACGTTTTCGATAGTGACTTCGCCAAGGTCGCGTTGTGAGATACCTGCAGAAGAGCCTTTAGGAATAATCCCGTGGCACGTCTGTGGTGACCAGCACACCAACCAGATAGACGCGTTGTCTGAACCGCTCCCGCCGCCACTAATGATGTTTTCACCATTACTTGCGGAAAGAGAGTTAAAACGTGGCGCAAACCCGGTGAACCGTTCAGCGTTAACACTCTCATCGCCGTAGAAAAGAGTGGTAGCGACCTGTTGGTTCAAGCCTTCAATATGTGGACGGTCTTCCTGCAAGCGGAATGAAGCAGGGTTGCCTGCCATATCCACAAGTGCTTTGTCCACTTCTGCGTAGTCTTCCAACATACCGCAATTATCTGTGACTTGTACTGCGCGACTTTTAGTCGGCTGTACGCCACCATACAATTTACGCCATGTTGGTGTTGGCAAGCCAGCGCGTACAGTTGTACGGTGACCTGTAGTTAGGTTTCCTTCCAACCACGTCATATCCAAAAGGATTTCGTTGGTTTGGTTTAGGATTTCAACCACGTCCGAAATAGAACCGTCCGGGTCAGTGACCTTTGCCAGATCGGCTAGGGTCGGATTTATAGAACTGAGAGTTGCCATAGATTAGCTCCTTTCACATCTCAATTGCTGTTGGGATACATGGTAGGGAACATGCGTTGCTCTGGTGATTTTGTCTCAGCGGACGCGCCGCCTACAACTAAATCACTATCGCCCATGGCCTTACCAATGCGATAAAACAAGCGCACCATTTCGGGGTGGTTACCAATTCCAAGACCTTCCGGGTTATCCGGGGTGGCCTTGGCTAAAATGCTTTTCAAACCCGCTGTCGAAAACTTTTCCACGGCTTGCGTTGCCAGTTTCAGATTGGAAGTGATACTCTCACCGCCATATTCATCATCTGCTTTAGCTTGGTCTGCCCATTCAGTGACACGCTTTTCGTATTCCGCTCCTTGGGCAGTACCCATCTCGCGGCCTCTCTCGATTTGCCAACTAACAAGCGCCTGATATTGATCCTGAGACAGGCCACTATCTTTTGCTATGTTAGAAAAAATATCGAGTTCTGCTTGGATTTCATCTGTTACGTTAAAATCCTCTGGCGCATCAAACTTATACACACCATCTTCTGGTGGGCCGCTTGTTGCGTCAGTACCGTTCCCTTCGTCATCCGACAGCAAGGTTTTGGTTTCGGTAGCCTCTGCAGTTTCCTGCGTGGCTTGTTCGGGGGCCACTACAGTATCCTGCGCGGCGTCAATTTCTAGTTCATCACTCAAAGTGGTTCTCCTCTAGCATTTTCATAAATAATGCTGGCTGGCTTTCCTTGGCGGCGTTGTACATCTGGACACCCAGTTGTCGTACACCCTCATTGTAGGCCGTCCCCCCAGCGTTTTGTGGGACGTAGCTGTTGGCCAGTAAATGACACTTGTCAAAAATCTGGTCGTAGTACCATCTGCGTCCGCGTTCTGTGGACAAGATCGTGTCCACGTCTTTGGTTCGATCTTCCATTTGCTTTTCAGCTTTGGTGATCTGCGC